CTCCAGTATGCACTCATCCAACTCCTCTTTAGTTTTAAAGTATCTGTTATCAACGTGCATATAAGTTAGTTTGTCATCGCTTGCCAGAAAGCACCACCCTTTAGGATGATTTGACCTTTCTACTCTGATGTTTGATCCGGGTATTCTACCGAAGTTGAACCCGCTACCTCTGCCCCACTCAATGGACATCTGGGCCTTTCAACTCTGGACTAAAGCCAATCACATTACCTCCAATGTCCTGACGTAACATACGCTTTAACGCTCTCCACATATACTCATGCCCTGCATACTCTGATTGTTGAGCGCACCCTTCAAGCAAGTCTTCCATCTCATCATTGTCAAACAGTTCGTGATTCATTCCGTCTGTCATCAGTTCTAATGCTGAGTCAAAGTGGAATATAATCATTGTGGGTATACTCATTTAATTTTTTTCATCCTTTGATACAGTGTCTTTGCGGCCATAAATGCTTGAAAATTCTCATCTATTTCTGTTGATCTGACGGCTTCAAACTTTCCCGTTTCTTTGTCGCATCTAAGTATGTAAGTCGCATCCACTGGCTTTCCGTGTATATCTTCGATGGCTTTGGCGTATGCCGCCACCTGTAGATGATATTCAGGATAAACTCTTTTGCTTGTCTTCCAATCGATAACACAATATTCTCCATTGATAACAGCACGAGCATCAACCGTTCCCGCATACTTGTATTTTCTATGAAAGATTTTCTCTTCGGATGATAACCAATCAACTACATTCTCTCCTACCCAACCCTGGAAAGCGCGAATAGCATTGACCGCCTCTTCCTGTTGCGGCATCATAGGTATCTCACCGCCATCTATCTTCCAGTTAATCGCACCCTCAACCCACTCATGGGTAAGACTGCCTATGTTCAGCGCGTCACGAGACTTGCTTCGATAGGCAGACTTCATACCCTTGAGCAGAGGCTCTAAAGCCATGCGTGATTTGTAGACACTGGTCTTTTTAGATGAGGCATCCTCGTCGTAGAAAAAGTTTTTCTCCAGCCAATCGGCTCCAACCTTCAATGCCCACGGTACAAGAGCAGGCTTTGAGATTATGTCCAGAATCTTTGTAGCATTTGGAATAACCTCATCGCCCACCTTGTACGAATGGAGTTTCTCGTCGAACAACATCTCGACTACATCCCCATCGTGGTACTCAATCTTCATTAGAAGGGTACGGGTGCTGATCGACTAGAAGATTTACCAGAACCATTGCTTGCCATAGGTTCTTCGATACGCCCAGAGAACCGCAGTTTGCCAGATTCTTTTGCCCACAACGACACGCGCATCTTTACGCCATCAACCAGGGCGTAGCCCGTGATGTCAGGTCGCGCATCATTACCCTCTTTGTCATTGATAAACAAAGATACATCACCATCTTTCTCTTGATAATCGCTCATTACTATTCCTATATTAAGTTGTTGTGTAGTCTTCGGTTTGCTTGCTCTGTACGCCACACCTCGATGCGTAGTTCTAACTGCTTGAGTTCCCACCTCAGACGCTCTTCGTTTTCAATTGCAACCGCCACACCCTCGATAGTCTTGGTGACTTCTGGTTGAATTGAAACCCAATTCTCCTTGTCTGCTACGGTCTTGCCTACAGCCTTGCCGAACAGCATGGAGCGTTGAGTCTTTTTAAACTCCGTCAGTTGATACGTTTCGGCTTTAGCCTTCGCATACTGCGGAGCAATCTCTTCTATCTTGTCCAGATATTCTTCTACCATTTGATCCATCGTTTTCATATCTCAATTATACCCTGATTAAACGCTTCGTTCAATGTACGCAGGATAAAGTTTTCTTGCCAGTCCATGAACGCCGCATCTCCTGAGTGCATCTGCGTGTGGCATTGGAAACACAGCGGCATGGTTAACCAATCACTAGCCTTGTAACCCATGCCACCTGACAATGGCGCGGCTCTTCCCTTTAAATGGTGGGCTACCACCGTACCATCCCTCACCTCACAACCAATACACGGCAGGGTGGCAACCCACTCAAGATAAGCCTTACTCTGTATCCGCTTTGACATAAAAGGTCTGGTAGTCTAAATACTCCCGATCTACAAGGTCATCAAAGTCCTCGGAATCGTAAAATGACCGCTGTTTGCAAAGATCGATATGGTGTGCGCCATCAATACCTTTATTTACCATACACATGGCTCCGCGCTTGGTCTTGGCGAAATCGACATGGAAGATGTTGTCGTTTTCGTCGTAACACTCTATTCGCCACTCTGTTTCCTGCCTTATCATAGTTTTTGTCCTCTACTCTGTATCTGCTTTTACATACTCATCAATCAGTATATTAGCATAGTGAACTATCTTTGTCAAGTCTTCTATCGGAGTTCCCTTCTTGTCGTAGCGGGAAGCATACTTAATTATATTTCCCGCACAGAAATTGAGATTATTCCGCATGATGTACTCGATAGGCTCCACTTCCATCTTGTAATGATTAGGCGTTATATTGCGCATCTTTTGTTTCGTATTCATACTGAATTGCAATAGCATCTTCAACTAACTTAGTTATAGATGGCCTTAATGATTCAATACCATTTTTAGAATAATTGCTATCAGAACATATTCCATCTAAATGCAAATCATTAATTGTTTCCTCTTCGATAAACTCCATAACTTTTTTTGTTAAATTCTCTGAGATTAATTTTGTATTGTAATACCCAAAGAATAATAGTTTATTTATATCGTTCATATACCACAAACTCCTGAGAGACATTGCTCTTCACTGTTGTCTTCAAACACTACACCTTTTTTGTTGATGGCTTCTTCCCAAGGGCATGGTGTCAACGGCTGACCACCTCTTGAACCATCAGGGTACAACGTCAGACCACGCAACCCATGTGCATACTTCTTAATAATATTGCTGAAGTTTGGCACAAGTGTTTCGTTGTTTAACTCTGATCCCCAAGCAGGTAAGTTTACAGTAGAACTAATAGCATGGTCAACATACTTCTGTAGTTCATACTGGAACTTGATACGTTTCTCTGGATCGCTGGCTAATGTGATAGATGATTCAATCTCATCCATCTGTGCATTAGTTAGTCCGTATCTTTCTTGGAGTTCAACGGCGATAGTTTCCACGTGACACTGATTGAGCCATCGCTTGCTACCTGATAGGTAACGTCGGCGGTATGAGACTGCGAATATCGGCTCCACTCCACTAGTCGTTCCCGCAAGGATGCTAATGGTTCCTGTTGGAGCAATTGCTCTATACCCTTTAGGCTTGGAAAGAAAAAGTCTTTCACAATGTTTGTTAGCGGATCGTTCTGATTCATCTTTAAATACTTTCATCCATTGTTTAAGTTCATCTACCATCTCATATTTGTATCCACGTTTAAGCAACCATTCGTGCATACCCATGAGTCCCAACCCTAGCCTGCTGTTCTGCCTGCGTGTTTCATATACCTTTTCGTAAGGTAAATGTGCGCGTTGTAAACCACATACTAGGAACTTTGAGGCGAGACCAACGACTTCACGGAATCGCTCAATCGTTTCAATGTTCGCCATGTTAATGCTACCAAGATTACATACGTCACTGTCATCCTCAGACGTAATTTCAGTACAAGCATTTCTAAGCGTTTCATTTTGTTTATCTCCAAAGTTAAACGAGAACCCAGGCTCACCTGTCATCATTGCTTGCCGTACATTTTCCTCAAAGATAGGATGATCCATATTCTTTAACCACTCATCGTCGTAGTTAAGACTGATGTTCATCATATC